GATACACCTGACATAAGAAAGTATCTGTCTCCCATATCATAAATCGTATCTGGTGTAGCATTAATCTTTCCCTTGAGATACTGATTTCCATCTATAATTGCTTGTATTTTTTTGTACGGAACTTCAGCTTCCTTAATGTATCCTCGCCAATTTTCAAGTAGGAGTTTCATTTTCTATTCACCAGCTTGTGATCTCAAAGCATTGTAAATGTTTTCCATTTCTAGAGGTGGCATATTCGTAACCATATCAGCAACATCAGCGGGTTCAAGAACAACTTCATCCATGATGATTCTAATCACATCTTCCATTGGAAGTCTTGCTATAATGTCGGGCAGGTCGCTAGTGATCGCATCATATGCATCTGATTCTCGCACATTCGAGATTTCTTCTTTAATCAATTTGATTAATTGTTTCTTTGTAATTTTCATTTTCTATTCTCCGGTAATTTTGATTCCAGAAATGAAATAAGAGATCTCACATCAGAACCGAGTGGTGGATGTACATCTGGAACAAAAGCGTGTAGTGCTTGCCCAACAGAGGCAACCAAAAGACGAGAACTCAAAGCCAAAGCATGTCGGCAATGAGTTAAGTAAGTTTCGTTAACGTCTTTTAAGTGTCCCATAACTTATATAATTAGTTTGTTTTGGTTAATAAGTTTAATAATTTTGAGGCATAGCTGTCAGGTTCTTCACTAAATTCCTTTATAATTTCCTCTGGAGTATCGTAGCGAAACTCAAACCGAGGATCTTCTTCATAATAGTTCGTAACATCGGGAACTATTTCTCTCTGGGTTGCCTCAATCTTGGGAGAGTAATATCTATAAAGCTCTGGGTTGTTAGTGTCTCGACCATTCCGGGCACCCTTAATCCCTGCGTCTTTCATCATCTGCAATATTTTAAACCTTGCCATCGTGTCAGAGTACTCGAAGTCCTTTACTTGTGCTTCGTCCAGATATGATACCGACACAAGGTCTTTTCTAATTCGTCCTGATGTTTGATTTCCGAATCGGTCGGAGGGGTAGAAAATAACTTTCTTAACGAAGTCCTCGTCGGACTCAAAAGAATCATGCTGATGCTCCATACCAGAACGGACATCAAACCAATCCAAAACTCGCGATTTTCCATTTTTCTGCTCCTTTATGGGCGGCAATCCGTCGAGGCCAGTATCATCAAAAATGATTAATTTTCCAAATTCATAGGTTGCCAGACGATGGTTTTTTGTCGAAACCTTGAGAAAATTATTTTGAACATTCATTGAAGAAACCTTGTCTCCCATAGGAGACAAGCCAGACAAGCCTAGAATAAAATTTATTTTTTCGAGCGTCTGAAGCGTGTTTCTGTTTTCGAAAAAGGGCAATCCTCTTTCCAGCATATCAAACCTAAAGGGATCATTAAAACTTCTACAAATACAAGGAAACTTATTATAGTAAGCATACACTTTAGCATTTAGGTCACCTCCAACTACTATAGTATCATAATGATATATATGCTTACTTAACTTCAAAGCTCCTCTTTATTTATTTTTTAGTTCTTTTTAGGATCTTTCTAGTGCGATTTTCTACCAAGATTTCGGCCTCTGATTTTACCGGAGATTCAAGAAGCACACTTCTTTTCCTCAGTTCTTCGCTCACAAGCTCTCTTAAGATATTAATAAATTGCTCGTTAATATTCATTTAATTATCCTCCACTACACCCAAAACATGGTTTTCCAATACTAAATAGATAGTTCCTTGGCCAAAATCCACCTCTTCTATCATGTGAGATAAGACAACAATTTCCTTGCCAACAGCTAGTGGCGGGCGCACGTCCGAGGAGATGGCTGCTACTGTCACCTTCTCATATCTATTTTCTGGTTTATAGGAGCCCTCTGGAAGCTCAATCGTACTCAATACACTATCTTCTTCTTCAAAGTATTGTTTTCTCACTAACAAATATCTATTACATGGCTTAAACATAATTTATCTCCTATTACTTTGTTCTTAACGCTTCAAGATATTCAGCTGGCATTTCACATGCGCCTCCAGCGCACGCAGAATCTTGCTGAAAATCAATATTATCTTCTTCTTCACACATGGTTTCCCAATTTATATCCTTGTACTCTTTGCTTAACTTTTCCCACATTTTTAAATTGTAAATGTCTTTTAAACAATATGTCATTTTTCTAACGTCACCCGCAAAGTGGCTATCTGCAAATTTAATTGCTGCTGTTATCCAATCTCTCTTGAGATATTTGGTTTGGTGAATTGGTTCTCCAATCCCCAATAGACAGTCAGAGGCGGCCCACAAGTCTCCGCTGAAAGCGGCAAGGCCGGATTCGATGATCCCAGATGCAAAAAAGGATCCCGGACCATATTCTCTCAAAATATCATTTGGGTAAGGGACAGCGCAAAAAGGAGCCTGTGGATAATCTTTGTCACCAGAATTTGGAATTAGGGAGATGCCTGCGAAATACTTCTTATTTTTGTAAATATAATCTTCTATCAAATCCCACTCATCCTGACGTACATGAATTGTATTTGAAACATTGTGACTCAACCATGGCTGTGTGCAAAGCTCCTTATTTGTGCCATAGCGAACCCAATTCTGTTGTGTCAACTTAACACTTTCTAGCAACTTTGATGCATCAATTTGATTCTTTGTCTTAGCTCCCACAGGGACTTCACACAAAAATGTGATAACCTCGGTTACACCGTTCGGATCCCATACGGAAGTCTCCACTGCTCTAGGGTTTGTCTTTTTGAAATGTTGTACTGGATTTTCTTGCACATTTGCCTGCACTCTTCTAAAATATCTTTTAGCATGATGTGGATGAATTCCACTAGCAGTACCCAAAATACAACTAGTAGAACCGGCAGGCTTAACACATGTGGTTCTAGCAGCCGGATTGATGCCAATAATACTTGCAATCTCTCTGTTAGTTTCCTTAACAATCTTTGCACCATTACGCTGAATCTGCGGATCAAAAAGAACGTCTGGATTATCCATCATTCCTGTAATGGATACACCCAATAGGGCTTCTCTTCTGGTAATTCTTTCTGTGGTTTCGCCCACATAAGGAAAACTAGTATATGCAGATTGTAGAGTGCCCACAATTGAGGCCGCTTTACAAGCTTGATAAAACTTTTCTGGTGTATTAGCCCTTTTCCCATTAATTTCTGTTAAATTACAAAATTGCCATCCGGAGTCGCCAGTCTCCACATCCACGGGATATAATCCAATCTCCACACAGGGGTTAAAGCCCATTTCAGTAGATTCTGCCCAGACAAAACCCGGTTCTCCGTATTCCTTAACACAAGACATCAATTTGTTGAATGTCTCTTTAGAAGTCTGGTCTCTAACCAGTAGCGCGCTATTATTAGATCGACCTCGTTGGGGATTTTCGATAAACCAATTACCCGTCTTTGCTGTTGCCATTTCTTCATCTTCGGGAGAAAAAAGAGCGATTGTTGCCGAGCGTCTTACGCCTCCGGAGATAACTGCATCTGCTGCATGCATAATAATATCGTATACGTCTATTGGTCGGAGCCTGACTCTTCGAGCTTCGGAAAGACTTCTTTCGAATATTTCTTCAATTTTTTCAATTGAGCGGCGCAATCCACCGGGGCCCGGAGCTTTGGCACCTGAAGACAGGGGAGCACCAGCTGGCCTAATACTTGAATAATCAAAAACAACCTTTTCGCCAATATATTCATCAAATTCTGGAATTCCTCCCATATAGCTTGCGATAAGTACTCCAATAGCGTCTGCCCAGCCCTCAATGGTGTCTGGTACCAGATAGTTTTTTTCAATAATTTCACCTCTTTTCGCAACAAGAGGCAATTGGGACACATGATGCTTCTGAACAGAAAATCCGATTCCACAACCACACAACAACAAATACATAAGCTCTTGAAAAGCTCGTGGGCGATTGATATGCCCAAAGCCACAATTATAAACTCTTGCATTATGCTTAAAAATGGGGGTACCTCCGAACTGCAAAATTCTCTGTGAACCTAAAATATCTTTTTTGAGTACCGCGCTTTCAGCAAAATCAATATGTTGCATCACATCCGGGTATTCCTTAAAATATTCCCTATGCATGTCGAAAACCCGGTCGACTTGCTCTGCCCACGTCTCTCGTCGTTTTTGATCTGGCAAATATCTGGCGTATTTCGCTATTCTTGTGTATTCCTGTAATGTATTAATTGACATATTAATTTTTCTCCTTGTTTTTCTTATAAAGTTTTACGAGCTTCTGCTCCTGCCTCTTCTTAGCATCCTTTTGAACTTCACCAATTGTTTCTCCCGTGTTTGGAAGCACCTTGATTGTGATGTTCGAGGTGTTCATATATATGGGAAATATTAGTCCATCTTGGCCGTTTCTGTTTTTGGCGATAAATACTCTTCCTTGGTTGTTTATTTTATCTTCCGCTGTTCTAGAAATTGAAATGATAAAATCTGCCACAAAACATTTATTAAAAGCCTCACTAATAGATTCCATTGTGATTACTTCGGCGTTCAAACCGGAACGATTAGTTTGACTAGCAGTCCACAAACAGCATTGTAGTTCTTGCGCCAAACCGCGAAGCTGTTCATAAATAGTCTCCAATTCGTGTCTTTTCTCTCTTAAAATTGAAGATGGGCGTAAAAGGTCTGCATAATCGACGATAATGACATCGGGCTTAAAGCCCCTGTTTAACATTTTTTCTAAATGATTTTTCAAGGTAACGACCGAAGAAGACTTTGTTGGATACTCTTTTACCACCAATCTTCCTTCGAGATTTTGGATCTTTTCATAGATCTCCTCTTTAAAAGGACGCAAAGAATCTAGGGGCACGTTTGTTATACAACTATCAAACCTTTTGCCCACTACCGTTTCGGAAAGCTCTAGTGTATAATATACTACATTTTTACCCGCCAGTAATGCTTGGGCACCTAGATGCACCAATGCCATACTCTTTCCTGCTCCGGTGGGTGCGATTACTACACCCAATTCTCCTATTCCGAGACCTTGGTGGGTGATTGCATCTATTTCTGGCCACCCGGTGGCGGTGGGATTTCTCGTCTTAAGTTCAAATCTCTTCTCAAAATCCACAATATAATCGTGACCGAAATTAGAATCTGAACCGAGTTTGATTGCATCATTTATAACATTGGAGATCTCATCAAAGGAGAGACTTTCCAGCAATTTTACAGACTTAAGCATTGCCCCCTTTAGATTCTGCTTACGGCAAAAATCTAAAGAAGTCGACTTAATATATTCAGAATCATCTATGTTGGTTCGAAATATTCTAGCATAAAAATCCCTAACCTGCCTCTGTACCGAGTCTAATTCTGCACCTAATTGGGATCTTATCACGGATTTCATTATATCTTCACTAGGATGCGTAGAATAACTTTCTCTATAATCTCTGACTAATTTTACAAAAACTTGCAAATATTTTAGTTCTAAAAAATTTATGTCTAACACCTCAAACATCTGATCAGCAAATGGTCTATCGACCATGATTAAGTGACATAAACTTTCTTGAAAACCTTTTCCATAACGACTAAAATCCTCTTTAGACATTTACCCTCCGATAAGTAATATTATAATATGCTAAGAAGATTTTGTCAAGTATTACTTGAAATTCTTTTGCAAGTAGCAAAAATATCTGACGGGTTCCATTTGTCGCCGAAGCCGTCCTCCTGCATTCGTTTAATTATTTCCGTCTTATTAAATTCGGGCTCAAAAGTCTCTAAAGTGTATTCTATTTTACTTTTTGTTTGGATTGACATTGTAGGAGAATAAAGCTGCATAATGCTATAATTTTCCCTAATTAAATCCTCATTTTCCAAAATTGATTGAAACATTTTAAGCCCTGTTGGATCATTTTTGCAAAAATCGAAAAGATCATCGAAAGTCACGAATGTTGAATCTCCAAAGAAAGACATTTTTTTCGCTATTTTGCCCAAGCCGACCCCATAGACTCCCTTTAGGTTGTCCGATTTATCCCCATCGATTGCTCTAGCTAAAGCATAATTCGTAGGATGAATTCCACTTTCTTCCAAAATTCTGGGTTTATTTACAAAAGTCTTCTGTATTGGGCGGTATAAAATTGTTTCGTCATCACATAACTGAAAAAAGTCTTTATCGCTGGAAACAATGACCTTTTGCCAACCTCGATACTTCTTATTTTGTACGACGTAGGAAATAACATCATCTGCTTCTACGCCGTCGCTTACAATTTGGATGAATGGCATAAAGTTAAGCATTTCCATTAGTCGAGTCTGCTGCCAAACCCGGTTGTGCATTTCTTCATCTTCTGTGAGTATTTTAACTGATCGATTCAATCTAATTGGTTTTCTGCCGGCTTTGTAATTTTTATTTGTCGCCTTTCTCTTCTGGGATCCTCCGGCACCATCCCATGCAATGATCACTTCGTCTGGCTTCATCTCTCTGCATAGTTTTTGCAGAATTTTTATAAACCCTTTATAGCCCCCGATTGGATCACCATTTAAGGACATACTAGGGTCGACAATGTAGCCCCTAAAGTATGCGTTTAGCGCATCAATTACCATTAATCTTTTAGTCATTTTTACTCCGATTCGGTTTTATCTTGGGAACTTTTTATGAAGAAGTCTGCATATCGTTTTACCACTTCTTTCTTTCCTTCATCGTCAGATCTATGCCATACAGATACCCAAGATAAATTTGTATCTTTTATCTTTTGCTTGAGATTTTTTATCTTTTCCTCAAAAATAGCAAAATGTTCTTCCGATAGTTCCTCAACTTCAATATTGAGTTCTTTCGCCATGGCATACAATTTTAATATATTATCTTGCTCTTTAGCTTCAGTAGCCTCTAAGAACTTATTTTCTTTTTCCTCTTTTTCCTCTCCAGAAAGACTCACAAGCTTATCAGGATGTAACTCTTTGGCAATCATCTTAAATATTTTTTGAGTGCCCTTAGAGGCTTTCTTGGCTGCTCTACGCTGTGCCCTGTTTAGCTTCTTTTCTTTTTCTGGGAACAGAAGATGCTTGGCACCCCTTTCTTCCATTTCTTTCTGAAACAGTTTTTGAAATTCGGGACCAGCACCTCTCATTATTTCTGAATTGTAATCAAGCTCGGCTTCTAAATATTTCATCTCAAGGACAAGCTTATCAAACTTAATTGTTTTTATATCTTTCACAATTACAAATAGTCGCTAACTAGTGCTTTCTACCTCCTCATCATCATAAAAGTCAGAGGCGTTACCCAGTCTTTCATCAAACTTCATAATCACCTCTTCATCCATGATCTTATAAACCTGCTGACGAAACTTATCATCCTTTATCTTCTCAACCCACTTCGAGGCTTGGAACTTTTCTGTTGCTCCGTCGTCAAAGACCATGGTGTACCAAGCACCAGATTGTAAGATTTTTTCAGACCCCTTGACGGCATCGAATAATGATTCATCATCTTGAATTGCAACGTCGATGCCTGCCCACAGGATTCTAAAGTGGCAATTGCGTCCTGCTGTTCCAAAGCGAGATTTTTCTAGTTTTACTTTTACTTCAGAGCCAATCCTAAATCCATTTTCGTCTAAGACATAAGCAGATTTTGCCTTACGGCCAGTGAGCCAAATTCGTAATGAATATACATAGTGCATGGCTTTTCCACCCGGAGTATTCCAAGGATTTACCATAGCTTGAATATGTGCATTAGGGCCGGTATGGATGTTTGTCTTAAGCTGATTAAGGACTAGAAACGTCGATTTTGTATTCGCAATTGGAATTGTCAACTTTTTTGTTCCAACGGACAAGACACGAGCTTTTACTGCGACAGAAGAATTAGGATTAAAATCGCCTTCTGCCACTCTTTCTGTGGGGGTCATAGCCAGTGAATCCCAAATAAACAAGAATTGATTCTCACTAGCCAAAAGTTCTTCGATTGTGTCTAATACAAATTCTACGGTCGTTGCCTGAATATACAAAAGATTGGATAAATCACAGCCGGCGTTTTCTAAAAATTGAGGATCAATTGCTGATTCAGAGTCGAAATATACAACATCGATACCCATTTTTTGAGCGTTGGCGGCGATTTGAGCGGCCATATATGATTTACCTGTTGATTCTAAGCCGGCGATTTCGGTTACTTTGCCCACAGGGATGCCTGCTAATCGGCCTCTGCAAATAATCGAATCTAACCAACGAGATCCGGTTGGGATCCATTGTGTTACTTCTGTTGGATTTTCCTCCTTCAAATCATGGGCAACATTCATTCCCGCTTTTTTATTAATCATGCTTCTCATATCTGCCATTGAAAGTTTTCCGGCAGCTGATTTTGTTTTTCTCGGCATTCTCTCTCCTTAAATAAAAGCCCCCCATTTTTGGGGGGCACTATGAACCACAAGCTTTATTCGTCGAACTCTTTAGGGAAAATGTTTTAGTATCTTTCCTTGTTTATAATAATAATATAACATAACGTGTGCTCGCTGTCAACCAAAAAAATAAAATAATTTGAAATAAAATGAGGCATCTGTAATCCCATGCCTCCCTGCGGATATCACCTATTAGTCTTCGTCTTCAACAGTCTTGGGTCTAGCACTTAACTCATAGGCATCCAAGAAAGTATCACTAGTGTAAAACCCGTGTCTTGCAAGATCCCTCAAAACGATACGTCGAATACCGGGGCCTTTGCCTAAGTACTCCTCTAGAGCTTTGATTGCAGTCTGGTGATGGATTTTGTGTTGAATATTAATAATCATATGACTAATCTCCTTATATTGAGTCCTCTTCATTGAGGACTAAATTATGATGGGAGAAACACCCTCCCTTTTTTTGTGGAGAAATGTGAATTGATTGATATTTTTTTGATAAAACATTATTGATTAGTCCTCTTTGTAGTAATTTGCGAAGCCCATAAAAGTTGGTGCCCAAAGGCCAACAAAAAGAGCTAATCGCTGAGTTTGTTCCGCACTGTCTCCGACTGCTCCGACCCAAATAGCGATTGATAGCGAAATGGAGAGAAGTGTTGCAACAATAAAAGAGTTTGAAATAACTCGGCTTTCTTTTAAAATATTCATTTTTTCCTCTAAGTTAAAATAAAATGAGGCATCTTTAAACCCATGCCTCCCTGCGGTTACAACGCGCATGTTATTAGGTAGCGATTTCCTCATCGGTTGAATTTGTTGTATTTACCTCAAGTAACTCAATATCAAACTGCAGGGTTTGGCCGGCAAGGGGATGATTCAAGTCAATTGTTACATTTTCATCATCATGCTCAATCAACTTTCCTAATGCCACTCGACCCAATTGGTCTCGTAGTGGAATAGCCATTCCGGTTGTTAATTCCAAATCAGATGGAAAGTTTGATTTTGCGATTTGTGTTTTTGCTTCTGGGTTGACTTCTCCGTATGCGTCCTCTGGAGACAATGTGATAGTCTTTGTCTCGCCTGTTGTCATTCCAACGACCGCATCGTTAAATCCGGGAATAAGCTGGCCAGAGCCCAAAGTTACTGTAATTGGTTCCCCCCGTGTGTATGAATTGTCGAACTCGGATCCGTCCTCCAAAGACCCCTTATAGTGGATAGTCACGTTAGAATCATTATTGGCGGTTGTTGTATTATTTTCTGTCATTTTTACCTCTCATAAAAAAGTGAGACATCTATAAACCCATGCCTCCCTGCGGTTCGGAGTAGAAATTAGTTACCGGAAAGCTCGTTAAAAGCGGCCAAGACATCTGGTGTCGATTCTGAAACCTCTAGAACACCCGAAGCTTCACTTGAAGTTTCCGGATCTAGGGATGCGATGAAGCCGTCTAAAGCTTCCTGCACTTCCTCCAGAGTCTTGACTTGGAAAATGTTATCAAACTTGGGAATATTTTCCAAAAGTCGGTCGCACTCCGCATCACCACCCACAGCATCGTCGCATAAAGGACTTGTTCGACGGCGGGGTGTCAGTGTTGTTTTGGGAAATTGAGCACCGGGGGGCTTACCGTATGTTAAACTAAGATCTGTACCGTCTTCGGTATCAGTGATATCTCCATACTCTGGATTAAGAACCAGATTCAACAGAGAAGTATAGGCTTCCTTACCATATCCCCAGATGCGGATTCCGTCTGCCTCTTCTCCGCGAACTAATACGGGTGAAAAGAATCGTTGGCGCGGCGATAGATCTTTGGCCATCTTCATAGTGTCAGGATCTTTATTTTCGTTGAACTCCTTCCATAGTTGGTCCTTAAAATTACAAATCGGACACTCATCTCCGTGATTTTTATTGGGACATAAGAGGCCGCCTTTTTGGTCTGGACCTAGATTATAGTGGAACCAATAATCCTTGAAAGGGTCGCCATCCTGTGTGGGTACAATTCGGATTGCCTGTGTGCCATCCTTTGGTCGCCAGAAGGATCCCCCCGCCTTGCCGTTATTTTTTACATTGTCGAGTCGTGCTCGAATTCTTGCGATGTCTAATGCCATCTTTCTTCTCCTCTTTGGTTAATTTTGCCATGTGGCTATAGTCAGAATGACAAATATCTCATTCTGCTGGTTTGTTGTTTAAAAAAATTAATTTTGAATATTGGGCGTTCTTTCTATAACATAACCAATATCATATTCATAATCGGTAGAATATATCGCATATGATACTTCTAAGTTCTCTTCTTTATTTGTTTCAATTTGGTGCTTAATTTTTTTCATAAGTTTTTTATCTGTTTTTAACTTTTCTTCGCTTATACCATAAATATAACACTTATTTCTACTGTTGTCAAGAGAAAAAAACATTTTTTCTTCATTTTTTTCAATATCGAAGAGACCGACTGTATATATGCGATGAGTATTCTTCGGATCTGATATTGCTCCAGCGACAGGCTTGTTATTAGAGAAGAAATTAATCATATGCAATGATGGTACTAGAACTTCATTTAAAGCGTCATAATACCCGATAACTGGCGCGCCTTCTATAATACTATCTAAACAATTATTAGAAATCAAACAAATTTTTTCGAAAATGCCAGATCTGGCATACTCTTGTAGGACATTCCTAACCAGACGTTCCTGCATTATTTGTTTATTATCGAGCATGCTTAGATCTGGTTGAATATATAAAACAGATAATGGTAAGTTTTTTAAATTTTCCATTATTTTCAAAGAACCACAAGAGATTTTTCCAGATCCGCCGATAATAAAAATAGTTTCCCCCTCAATTCCCTTAAGAAAGGATTTTATTTTTGGATATGCATATGATTCGTATTCTTCTGCTGTCTTCATCTTAGGTACACTATAGCAGTTCTTTTCTTCAATGTCAACATTTATTTTAAAAATTTTGTATTGAGGATATTTAGAAAAACATTCTGCTATTTTACAGGCACCGTCGCCCAAACCGATAATATTCAATTAAAACTCCAACTTTTTAAGACTTCCAAAGTCTTTCCCGACACTTACATTTACGCGCATTTTGCCAAGAGCAGTATTTGAGAAAATATCCACTAATTCTGGCAGTTTTTCTTTTTCTTCGTAAGACAAGTCCAGTACAACAGAATCATGGATCGGGAAAGCAACATGTGTTTTATAACCTTTTAGATAATTAGATAGCTTAATCATTTGTCTTAAAACATTTTCTGCACAAGTTGACTGAATGATATAATTTAGTGCTGTTCTTTTCTCTGATGGGATAACTTTGTTCCAAAAGGTTGTCACTTGGCCCTGTGTGAAGTACTTTTGTACCACCGAATCTCTTCCATATGCATGCTCACAGAGAGAATCGTGACTTTCGGGATTGTAAAGCCAAGCAAAAATCTTTTTCTTTGCTTCATCTCTGGAAAGTCTATTGTTGAAAACATTTTTAACATTCCACTCATGTATGTCTTCGTTTGGCTGTTTTTTATTCTGTAGGGCCAACAGTGTCCTAAGTTCTGCCGCGTTAAAATCTAATTCTACGAAACAATCGTTACGCGGTTTTATAATACTTCTCATTGTTTTATCTAGCGTCAATATTGGAAACCCGCTTCGAATTGTGGTCAGTCGACCGGTCTTTGTACCCCACATATTAAATTTACAGTATGGCTGAGAAGATCTTAATGTTTTTTTAAGCTTTACGTGCTTGTTTTTATAGGGCTTTAGGAAGCTAAGATCCAAATTCAATTTTCTATATTTAATGTCTGATAACACAGAGGACAATTCAACTAGATAATCGTAATTCTCTGGCTTTTTATAATTCTCAAACACATACCGAGAGATTTGGTTCTTAACAACACACCAATCCATAATATCTCTTTCGGGAATTAAATCATAAAAACAGTTCTCATTTAGCGATACACGGGCAGTGTTAAAAGATTTATAGAATGCCACCAATCTATTATTTACTGCTTCCCAGCGGGGCTTGAGTGCCTCTGGACACACCTCATCTAAGGACTTTCCTCCACAATAAATCTTTGCATACTGAATTTCTCTGTCTTTTAAGAAAGAAGCATAATTCCACGTATGACTTATCCCCGAAGGGAGGCTATCGTAAATAAGCTTTCCGTCTGAATATATACCAACACAATGTTTTTTATCATCTAATGTCTGAAACAGCAATAGTTCCTCAATAAATCTTATCGATTGAATTCTTGATTATTAATTTAACATGTTTATCAAATTTGTCAAGAGAAAAATCACTATTTTTTCCTAACAGCCTTTGCGCCTTTTTATAAACCGTAGATCCCCTAAAATAATAAGGTAAATTAAATTTAGATTGAATATATTTTGAAGCGGGGCGACCTTTCAGATCCATGGCGTTAAAATATATCTTTTCCAGTTCCGATGAGTTATAAAGATTGGCGTTTTCTTTGTTTTTTATTTTCAGATAGTTTTTAATAAAATACCCTATTGGTAATTTTCCGCCCACCAACTCATCGAAATCATATTTTTTCCTCTTGAACAAGCACACCCCATCGCGATACGATGGTTTTCTATCAACAAAGCTGTTATATCCTACAAGAATTGCAGATGCTATGTACTGTAACTCTCCGGTACTAGTTTTCGAAAATCGAGTATTTAGGTAGTTTTCTACTGGATCCGATACCTCGGAGCCTAAGAGAGGCCTGATAACCGGCGAGGAAAGGTTTAGGCTTAATCTCCAAGGAATATTCTTATTAATATTAAATCCAAAATTTATTGCCGACTCTCTATAAAAATCGAAATTAAAAGAATCCAAAAACAGTTGCTTATCTTCGTTTTTAGAGGGATTAAGAGGAGATATATCGAAAGACAACCCAGAGGATAATGAGGATACCTCTGGAGACATATAGTATGAAGTTCTACTAAAATTGCTTATTTCGTTGCTTTCGATAATCTCCTCAAAAAATAAATCAAAATAATCTTTTATAGTTTTCACAGTGCTATCTTTTTGAGACCCTATGAGATCATTGTTAAATTTTTCTACAATTTTTGTTATGTAAGAATCATAATCCATTTCTGCGCTGTGAAAAGCTTTATGAATTTTTATTTCACTCAGATATGGGTCTTCACTAAGAAGGCCATTTTTATATCTGGAAGTGAACAAATTTTTCATTTGGACAAATGGTTGGATTACTTCTGGCAGTAAATGAAATATTTCTCCGTCTGACTCATATGCTGACAAGGAGATATTCATTACTTTTATAGCTTGAAACTTTTTATTGACTTTACCGTAAAATAAATTTTCATTATGCCAATAGTTTTTTACACCCTTTATGTTAGCTGGCCCTACTCTGTCCGAATCCATTGGCAATGAGAACACAGCTTCATAGATAACTCTTTCCAAAAAAAGATCTTTCAAAGAAGTAAAGTTAGTTATAGTGTAATCTGTCATTTTTTATTACCCCTCTTTGCGATCTTTCTTTTCTTGATATCCGATAGTTTTTCGCCGGAGGCCACATACCTTGCTGTTAAAGACGTGGAAAATACACCATCAGTAATAGCATTTGTGACATTTGTAATCATGTGATACCCACCCAGACCCATAGTATTATATATGGATCCAGCTTTCCATGGGCGGCCTCCGTTGCCTAATGAGTGAGAAGGGTTTATAAAAATAATATTTCCCGGAAAGAAAACTGTCGTACCCCATAAAGATAAATTTGCGTTAAAAACATTTGCTAAAAAAGCGTATGGATCTTGAGTATCAATCATTCTGTGTTCTTTTACGCCTGCAATGTCAAGCTTATCAAACGAACATGATTTCACTATATTATCAGAGGCCCCAAAAACAAAGTGTGGTATTTTTCTTTGGCTAATATCATACAATTTGGATTTTCTATAATTACCGGTGTCTATCAACTCCAGTGTGGCTCTTGATTTTGGAGAGCTATAGATAGCCAAATAAGAATAATCGGTGCCTTCTTTAAAACTTTTTTGAATGGTTTTTGCATCTTTTACGCCTACAATTTTACTGTCCGAATCTACAAAAGTCGTTTTATATTCTCTTCTTTCTACCGAATACATCTCTTCATATTTCTCTACCTTATTTTGCATAGCTTTTGTCAGAAGCCTTCTCATGAATTCATGAAGGCTGATAGTTTCCATGCTGGGTTCGATAACTTCGGTATAAAACCAATTTGAAAATAATGTAATATCAATTGGTATATTGGCGATATTCACTTCTTCTTTACCAATTTTTATGTCGGTCGTGATGCCATACAAACTATCTGAAAGGCCCGGATCTTTAAATCCTATTGCTTTTAGTTTGTTTTTGTCCAAGGCATTGGACATGACGACCTCCATAATATCTCCAAAATATGCGAAATATATAACTTCAGAGTCTAGCGACTCTTCGGCTGGCTCGTCACGCCATTCTGTTAGGCTTTCTGCAAGGGCCTTGGCTTGCTGTCCATCTAGGTTCTTTATGGTAGTTTTTGTTAGGGCGGGGTTGACTCCTTGAAAATTTAAAATATCTTCCAAGGGGCACTCAAGCCTGTAGATCAAATTTTTCTGCAACAAGGTACTAAATATAATAGTGTAAGATTGGGTGATTGATATTTCTTTTATCTTTTTTAGCTTTGTATCAAGATCATCAATTTTTCCTTTGTCCTGCTCGCCTTCTTTTTCCGCCTTTATTTCGTCATTGGTTTCTTTTATTTTTTTGCACAATTCCTTAGATGGCAATATGGCACCAACTTTATTATTTTTTGTAACCCTTTCAAAACCGGAATTATATTCTATATCCAAAGTGAAAGTAGATATTGTCTCATCAAACCCAAATGAATATCCTGTGCAGTTTAGGAAAAAAGATGAAGTATTAGCTGCAATACCATCGAGTTGATCTTTCGTAAATAATTTACTTGATTCTGATGGAACTGACCATCCTACTTTAGCTTTTACATAGACGTTTTCACTAGGATCTTCACTATCTTCATCATTTAGGGCCACAAGTAAATCCAAATAAGAAAACTTATGTTTGCCATTTTTTCTTTTAGCACCAAGTTGAGCAAAGTCTTGAAAGAATAAAGATAATTTAGCAGATACGTCTGCATACTTATTGACTTCGTCTTGCCCTTGTAAGATCCATTCAAAAGATTTTATACCAAAGCCGGCTCTGTTTTTAAAAAATATGTTAGTATCATTGTTGTCACCCATAAATACAGTACCGGGTGACGTATTGGTAGTCGGAAAAGGTATTTCAATTTCTATTCTTTTGCTGCCGCTTATTTTTACTTTATATAGCCTTATATAAGGGACTAATAAAGAAAGCTGTGTGGTACTAAAATTTAAAATCTTTTGTGCATTACTAATATTTCTAAAGGTACCAAGAGGGTTTTGTGAGGTATTTTTACCAGACGCGGCAAGAACTCTTGAATATTTATGTTTAAGTAAAAATCTCTTCGTTTTCAATTCTTTATTAATATCGTGTATTTTTTGAAACAAATAACTTTGATGTACAAAAGTGTTTGCTTTGGAAAGCTCATCTTCTACATATTTTTTTAAATCTTCTTCGGCAGATTCGTTTGTTTTATCTCCCGACTCTACAGCTTCTTGATCTTTTTCGGCCTGTTCTCTAATGGTTTTTCTTCTGGCTTCTTTTTGCTCTTCAGTGAGGTTATCCCAATCATCATCGGCTTCCGCTGCTGCGATTGCAGTCTGAATTCTGCCCTCTGTTCGTGCGCGGGAAGTGACTCTATCATACTCAACAAGAGCTTCCTCTAAATCAAATTCTCCGTTTTCAGAAAGATTGTGTAATTCCTCTAATCTATCAGGATTGTCATTTGGATAATATTTTTCAAAAACTGCCCTTCTTTCTTCGGGCAATTGAGCTGACGCTAAATCATTTTTAACACTAGCCGCTTTTTTAAGTTCTTTATCTTCCGGACCAATTAAGTCAATGCCAGAGTTTTCGTAATCGCCTTTCTCTAGATCATCTTCAAATCCTTCAATTTTGCCCATCTTTTCAATGAGAGTTGGGGGTGAGCTTGTAAATGGCCACATGTTTTTAAATCCTATAATATTCTAATATTTGTTCTATTGATAAGGGTATATAATATATATCACCAATTTTAAAATGTGATTCAGTAGGCTTTTGATTAAATTGTGCTATGACCCACCAGTAACCGGGGTCACTATAAAATTCGGAAGCTAACTTATAGAGCCGATCCGTAGATTTCCACCTGCGTGTCTCATACGTGATACTCATTATTTCTGTTGGGGTGGGTAAATGAATTGGTGTCGACTCATATTGTCTAATTTCTTTTACGCCGCGCTCATCAAGTATTTCTTCATAAGCCTCTTCTTTATTAATTATAATTTCTTTTCCTGTGTATCTTGAAAGTGACATTGTTGTTTTCTCCGACTATGATTATTTTGTTTGTGCTGAACCTTCTTTACGAACCGCCCAAAATCTCCAGTTCTTTTGCTTCATCTTGACGAGAAGTGCCATCTGCTTGTGGGGCGTTGGGACCAGAACCAACACTGGTTGTTGAGTACTTGGGACTACTTGATATAATCGGGCCATTAAAAGTAATTAATATTTGTTTTGGAAAAGTCTTACCCGGTTTCAATTCTACGGATCCGAAATTGCCTCCTTTTCCATATATTGTTTGTTCAATACTTCTGATCCGATCTCCAAAATCAACATTAACTGAAAACGGGACAAAAATAAAAGTACTTTTGCTATATATAACATTGTCTAAAATCCGAACATACCATAGCGGTGACTGTTGTATTACATTATTATAATACACTGGCCTAGTTAGCTCGCCGAGCTTTTCCATCATATCTCCGATTTCTTCGCCGGTTTCGGGGTTGTAGACGACACCAAAACTTAATGTTTCTCCTGTCGCCTTATAGCTGTTTATTGCATCTTGTCGACCATAAACATTTACAGAATCCCAACTTAAGTCATATCCGATACTAACTGAATCGAGACTTTTAAAATCCATGAACATGGGGTCAGAGTCGCTGAACGGTTCTATATTTGGAGGTGTGGGGTATCTAGTTATTAATACAGGCATTTATATTTTCCTTATGTGCCAAAGACTGGCTTACCTAACATTTTTCTGTTTATCTTTTCTTCAGTAACAGAGAACATTTTGCCAAGATTTGCGTTAATATTAACATCCACTTCTTGCGGTGTGTTTATGCGCTTCTCTATGGTTTCGTTTAATTTCTTAACAGAAGCTACTACTTCTTTATTTGACTCAATGAGAGCTTTGGTGTGCTCCGCTTGGGCAGAAGCTATCTCCTGTGTTGGGCTAGAATTATTAATACCAAGGACGTTTGCCGCTACTTCTAGGCCCCCACTAAGCATACCAAGTAACTCATCCTTATTATTCATTATATAGCTCCAGACATCAACAAAAATTGATTTAAGATTCATTAGTTGTCTTGCTGGGAAAGTCATAATATCACCTAATGCTTTAAAGGCATCTACTAAGTATCCCAGTACATCCAAGAAAGATGGGCTATTACCAATTTGTAAAAAGTTATACATAAAAGACAATAGCTCTTGTAAGAGTCTAACTGGAGTCTGAAGGGCCCATATGGTTTTTGAAAGAACTTGGGTTATGAAATTGTTCATTATTGAAAATGCGGCGATGACGATGCGAGTGGCCTTCGCTAAGTATCGCAAACGGAAAGCCAATTCAGTAACCGCAGCATACAAAACTGCACCGATGATGCCGCCCACCAGTTTTAAGAGCGGAAGATATTCCTTAAGTATGACACCGGCATTATCCATTACTTGTTCTTTTAGATCATTGAACTCTTTTGTTAATAATTTAGTTTCCTTCTTTAACATTGCCATTTGTTCATTTAATACTTTCATTATCGGCTTAAAATATTTGTTTCCTATTTTGAAAAATGTATCTACAATATCAGTCCACTTTGTCCACAACGAATAGAGAACATACAGGGAGGCAATTATCGGGAATAAGGCAGGGGCGAGGGCGAATACTATCGCGGAGACGAGGCCAAGAATCGCCAGTCTCAAAGCAGTGGCGGCGTAATTTCCTGCCATAAAACCCTCTGCTATAGAGTGAAGCGAACCAACATATGACATCATTATGGTTATTCCCGAAACTATAAGTGCAATGCCCGCTACGATTGCTTTTATTAACGTGGGAATGCCAAATAGCGCAACATCAGTTGCCAATGAGACTGCAGCTATTGCCACAACCAAGGCACCCATAGCCACGACTAAGCCACCGATAGCTGCTTTTAGAGCGGGATATATTGATATTGCTTGTGTCAATCCTCCGACAAATGATTTGACTGCCATGATCAACGGACCTAAGTTTATAACCAAGCTTTTTAAAAGATTGTTCATGGCATCTGTTACTGTATTAAATTCTTCCGTTTGCATGGCCAAGGCTGCGTAATCTGCTGAAGTTTTTTGGACAGATTTTGATGTTTTATCGAAATTGCCTGACATGACAAGAGCTAATTCACTAACGTCGCTCAAGCCCATCGCAGAAGCAAGTGCTTTTCTTTCGTAGTAGCCCAGTTCATCGAATGATTGACCAGCTTCTCTGGTGGCATCCGACAACATTTTCATTCTTTCTGTGGGGTCTGTTGTCTGAATCATCCTTGTGGCACTTAAATATGGGCCGCCCAAGATAGCGTTTAGCTTTCCTACAGATTCTGCTGCGCCTTCGAACGTATCAAATTGCTCTGTGATTTTTAAAAGCTGGCCCACTTCCATACCTGCTGCTTTAGCATTTACAGCTATCTTTTTATATACTTCTAGCGATTTAGAACCAAATCTAGATAAGGTTGGTAACGCCTGCTGGAACCCGTCTGACATTGTCGACGGGGCCATGCCAATATCTCGTGCAAGAGCAAATAATTCTCTCTGTGATGCAGCAGCCTTTTCTGCTGACATGCCAAATCCAGTTGTTAGCATATTCAAGCTTGCGGCTGTTGTGTTTGCACTTACGCCCAATTCAGATAATAGGGCCGTATTTCTGGCCAACTCTTGCTGTTGAGTGCTAGATAAATTATTGAAATTTCCAAAATTATCAACCAAGGCGGTGTAAGAGGCTCCGATATCTTCGATGCCTATTTGTAATCCTTGCATTTCCATTTGCAAGCCCACAATTTGTTCTCCGTACATTCTAGTAGCACCGGTTGCCCTATTGAATGTGGCCATAGCCGAGTCTGTACCATAGGCCAAATCTGACATGGTTTGTGCTAATCTGCTGACAACAGATGCAATTATGTTTAGTGGGTTAAATGCTTTTTTTAACGAGTCAGCGTATTCATCCATGCTGTTTTTAGCATCACCGGTACCACTGGCTGCTTCAGCAAGATTGGATATTGTTCCCAAGAAAGTATTATTAAAATCTGAAGTTACTCCGGCTAGGCCGGCCATTGTTTCGGCAAAACCATCAGGGCCTGTAGTATCACTTAAATTGTCAAGACCCACGTCAACAGCTTGGCTAACCTCTTTTATTTTTCCCGTCAAATCGGTAAAAAAACCAAGAAGCTCTTTTTGCTTTTCGGGGGGGAGGTTTTTAATAAGTTCTGCTATTGCATTTTCTGCCATTTACTATTTTTCCTTACTTAAAGGGCCATTTTAATCCCGTCAGTTTTTCAAACCCGCCGATTGCCTTTTTTAGCGAACCCATGCTTTTCTTAGCTGCTGGAGAATCAATGCCCATGTTGCGGGCTGTTTCGATATACTTCTTTTCATTTCCCAAAGCAGCTGCCAAAGCTCTTAAGTCTTTCTTCTTTCCTTTGATTCTAGCTCCAGAACCAAATATAGGCATATCAAACATTTGCCTTAAAATTAGTTCTAATTGGGTGCCATAGACCCTTAACAAATTTTCATTTAGGTCGGCACCTTCTTTTTTTAATTCTTCTAAATCTAAAATTATTTCGTTTTCTTCTGTATTCATTATTTGTTATTCCTGTTAATCTTGTGGTTTTGATTTTTGTTTTGGTGGAGGGCCAGATTCGGAAGTATCCGACGATGTTGATTGTGATTTTGGTCTCCCAATCCTAAGAGATGGTATATTTGTCAACTTGGGAACCAAATTATATGCAAACCCCATTTTACATTCAATAATGTCAGATGAATCATAACCCGCCTCGCCAATATCAAAAGATGTTGGAGCTAATCTTTTAAAAATCATTTCAGATCCTACATCCACCAGAAATTTTTCTTCAGTTCTGAAAAGCCTGTCTTGGCCGTTAATAGGGGGGCCGGCTTTATAATCCAACATTTTTTGTTCATATACATCTCCTATCAAATTAACTCTGATAAAGGAAGTATCAACATAGGGTCCGAAAGGTTGAATAGAGTTTGAGGTAAATTTAGCTAAAAATGGTAGGCCGACACCTCTACCGGATCGATCTGCATAAAAATCTAAATAATATGCAAAGAATATTCTAGGAATTAAATTGACCAATTCTGGAGTTGCGTAAAAACTGACTTCAATATCTGGTGCGTCTGGATCGTCTGCTGTCCCTTCCGGGAGGGAATCCAATTTACCGGATTCCGAATTGATTGATACTGAAAATTTTGGTAAATTAATTCTTTTAACTAGATGTTTTGGAATTTTAACTTGACTAACATCTTGGCGTTTAATTAATTGGGCTGGCTCCATATCATAAAATGACGTAAATTTATCTTTATTTATGGCGTATAAATTGCATACTGCCTCAAAGCTATGCTGTTGAAGCGGAATAAAATCTTTTTCTGTCCAGAATTTAAACTTTTCAGACACTTTTGGTCCCTCTTTTATTTAAGTAGTTTTTTAAAATAAAAATCCAAGAAATGAATTTATCTCTTGGATTTACTTGTAGCTTTTTTAGCATGCTCTGATTCTTCTTTGATTTGCTTTACAAGTCTGTCTAAAAACCAACGCCTTATAACTATTGGCAAATTATAAGCTTCAATGAAACTCCAGCCTCCATGATATTTTAGAAGAAAAAATTGTTCATAGACGCTCTCAATGTATTCATCACTTAGGCCAAAAAAATTCAACGGTGAACGGCACCTCCATGGCCGTTCCGTAGTTGCAATTTTCGCATTCAAAATCGTGATTCATTTCCACGTTTGGGGTATTGTCTCGATAAACTTCTCTTAAATATTTAATATCTCGTGCTGGTGCGCGCTCTATAAACATTTTTAACATTTCTTGGGTACTGTCTCCATTTACAGAAACTATCATAGTCTTTAAAACATCCTGTATGGCTGTCTCTAATAATTTCTTCTTTCTCTTAGACTCTTGAGATCTGGAAAGATATATTTCTTCTCGCCCTGTCAGGAGCTTTGCTTCTACTTGAATTTTGCTGTATGGTAATTCTATAATCATATTACCATCGACAGACCACTTGACTTCTTCATTGTCTTGCGGTCGTACAATTTCTGCATTATCCAAATTGTAGATAACTTCATTGGTTGCGTTGCATGCTGGGCAATTAATTTTTGCATTATATTCAGGGCCATAGCCTGTCTTTCTGGCTGCAATCAATAGGGCGTTTCTGTCTCCCGTCAGCATCCTAGAGGGATCGATTGTTTTATCTACAATAACACTCTTAAGAAGCCTCTCAAGAGCTACGCCCTGCTTGATTAATGTTTTAGAAGTAAGAATATCTTCTTCTTTGGCAGTCATAAATTTAATTTCTACTGCATCCTGCCCATGTAGTGGATGACCTTCTGGATAATATTTACCCTCTGAAGGAAGTTCCACAAATTCAGTAGGAGTTGTGAACGTCAAGCCCCCTGACTCACCCAATGCTGCGACAGGATCAGCAGCATCTGGGGTTCTAGACTCGGTATCTTTACCGAGCCTACTTTTACTATTTCTAGCCAATTTTCACCTCATTTTGTTATATTGGTTATTATTTATTTTATCCCTGATTTCCGAAGAAGGGAACTTCTTGACCTCTGACTGTACATGTAGCCCAGTCATATCTAACTTTCATGGAAATCTCACTCAAATCTTCGTTACTATAATCAAGTTGTCCGAATCCAAGGGTTGTAATAAAGGCGCGCTTGAGGGTCCAAGTCTCTAAAGCAGCACCTTCATTGTCAATTTGAGTAATAACTACTTCGAAAGAAGCTGTTTTGGTCGGAGTTATTGGATTATTTCTAGATCCTTCTGGGCCCAAATATCCCATATTTTTAAGCATTTGTAATGTTGCCTCTGCAGCGTCTGGTGATACAGGATCGACCAAGACAAGAGTGACTTCATTCCACTCTACAGAGCCGGGATAATAAAATTTGTGAGCCATGTAATTAGCTTCTGCTGTCTGAACTGTAATTTCTGGCTTGTCGACAGTTTTTGCAAACCAAATAACGCCGGTATCCATGGCGGTGCCTTCTGCGGCTCCGCTTGTTAATTTTACTTGAAATCTATAATTTCTTTTTGGGTCTGCCTTGTTTTCTGTCCAGAACCCTTGATTTACACTTGACATATTTTATTTTCTCCTTAAAAGCTTTGTGCCTAAAATAATATAGTTCTATAAATAGTTTTCGAAGGATTAATCTTCGAAAGATGCTCCCTGATTAGTGATAAAGAAATCAAGTGCGATGTATTCAATAGCCTTTGCTGGCTTAAGGAAAATCTTTGCGTACATGATATTCTGATCCACTAGGTCTGGAGTGGTTGTTGTGTTATCTAGGATCAATCTGTAATCACTTAACCCCAGTCTTGTCTTAACACTTGACAGGAATGGGTCGGCTAGACCCTTGAATCTATCCCAAGTAGCTTCGACATTCTGGTCAAAAAGGACAGAATTGGCAAAAATACTAATTTGCTTCTTAACAAAGATCATCATTCTGCGTACATTAATTCTATCTAGTGCCGAAGGATCAATCTGGAGTGTTTTTTGTCCGAAGATAACAATACCTTCATTTGGGAAAGAAGCAATTGGGTTGATGCTTGCATCATACAATGTGTCTCTTTCTTTGGAGGTCAGTTTCTGACTAACGTTTAGCACTGGTAGGCCTGCTGCGCCCGTTGTTAGACCACCTCTGTTAAAGCCGGCTGGCGCGAACCAAACCTCTGTTGCTGTGTCAGAAGAGGCGAATGTACCCAAAGCAGCAACTGAAGGTGGTACCCAAAGTCTGCTGTTTGAAGTGGCTGTGTCTTGAATCTGAACCCAAGGATAATAAGTACATCCATAAGAACTATTTAAGTATCTTGCCTCAAATGTTCTAGTAACAGTTCCAACCGAACCCCTAACGTCATCGCCTGTTCCCGATGCGTAATCCTTGCCCTCTGTAAATGGCAAATATACATCCGGCAAATCAATGATTGCCAGTGCATCACCACGTTCTTCGCATGTCTCTACAAGAACTCTAGTGATTGTATCATTAGTGATACCCGGAATTGTTGCCACGTTCATTTCTACAATTTCTGGATCGGCGATCATGTCGATAGCAGCTCTAATTGTATTAAATGCGTAGTTGTTTTCTCTGGTTGTGGCACCTGTCATGCCGGAGTTTCTAAATGGTTCAATTTCTGTAATGTCTAGACCATCAAAGCCGCCGAACAATGGGGCTGTAAATTTAGCCCAGCCATTATCAATTAGTTTTTTCCACCCAGTTGATTCAGTTGCAGTTAGCGAAGCAGCATCTTTTCTGGAACCAGAAAGATAATAAGCAGAGCCATTTGCATTTTGAACGATATCGTCCAAGCTAAATCTCCATTGAGGTTCTGTTAAGCCAGCTACTGTACCCGGATTATTAACTGATAGTAAATTAACCATATCAGAGTAATCCGCGCTGAATTGTCGACTCATGTAAGCATCAGAACCGTTTTCTAAATAAGCATCTGTTAAGATACCGAAATAAGAATCAGTTTGACTAAATGGATCGCCAGCTGATGATGAAGTTCTCAAAACCATTTCCGGAAACTTTAATGTAACGGCATAACTTGACAAAGACCCAGTTTCAATTGGGAATGCTGGTGAGGAAGAACTTAAAGACAGCACAGATACACCGCTTTCTAAGGTAGATGTACTAATGCCTGCAGATGTTAAGGTTAAATCTGAGAACTTTGTTGGGCCTTCTACACCAAATGGCAATGCACTTGGATCTAGCGTGCCGTTCTTGACGGCATCATTTAACTCTACGCGAACATATTTAGAAATATTATCATATTCGCCGTATTCTCTAAGAACCTTAGCTTCCTCATCCCAACTTACATGCTTATCGCCAATTTTCTTGGAGATGAAGTTTTCTGAAAGGGGATTTAAGCTACAATTTGAATATCTTTCAATAACATTTTGATTTTTATCGGTATCGGAAGCGTCTCTAAGTACCACAGAGAAAGTAGAGTAATTATTCTTTCCACTTGTGCTGCGTGAATAAGACATATCTTCAATAGATACCTTAATGTTGTTTTGAACCCATTTTCCGGGCTCCAAGGCGGTAAGCCTAAATAATCTTTGGCAATTAGCAGCGTCATAGGCACTTGAGGTTGCAAAATCTTGAGAGAAATAATAACCTGTAGCGGCATTTCTAAACTCGCCTTTGTAGTCTGCTTTCTTTGCAAAATCAAAGGCCATCAATAAGCCATAAGATGTATTAGAAAGTACGTCCTCTGCAATTTTCTTCTGAACACTGGACTCATAAGTTTCTCCTAGCCAATAAATCTCCGAACCATTAGATAATGATGAAGATGGAACTACTGTGCTGTTAGTGGCTTGTGGGTTTGTATTGAAAACTTTTCTAATAAAGTTTTTAGAAGATGGGTCAAAGTTAAAGTCTGTTTGATAGGCGGTGTTGCCATCAGCATCTAAAATTTGAGCACTATATACGGGCCCTGTAGTTACTGAACCTGCTGATGAGGTGCCGAACAATCCGTCAATACCTCTAGCTGGTGTTGTCTCTCCTGCGAGAGAGCCTGTCAAAACGACTGCTCCGCCGGAGGCCACGTACCAGACAGCCGCAAGGTGTCCTTCTTTGGCCCCAGAACCTTCTTGGCAAATAAATAAGCCAAATGCTCCGCCGTTAGAGGCTGTTGTAGTGCTCACGTCGACTGTTGCCCAACCTGCGTTGCCGCCGGCAACCTTATTCTTATCTTCAAGGCCAGCAAGTCTTACGACAGAAATTCCGTCTGTGCTGTTTCTCAAATAAGCCTGTGCTGCATATGCTGCATAGGTCGGCCCTTGGTAATTTCCTTCTCTCCAAACATCGCCATTTGCGCGTCCGGGAATTGGGTTACCAAAAACCTGTACAAATTCTTCAAAAGAACGAATGGAGACTGGCTCCATTGCTGGACCTTGGGGAAGTCTCCCAATGATCATGGGGCCGGGGGCCGTGTCGTCTGCTGGTAATTGAGACTGGTCTATCTCGCGAGTAAAAACGCCGGGAGATACAAATTTAAATTTTTTAACTGACATCTACAGATTCTCCTATAAAAATCTAGATTAATTTATCACATTAATAAATAGTTTCTTCTTTTTCCAAAATCACTTTATTTATCTTGACTGACCTTTTTTAATAAACCGGGCCTCCCCGTTGTATTTGGTATCTCTAAGATATACTGCACATCTTCTGGAATATTGAAAGATTTTTTTATTTTTTGCTCTTCTTTTTCAGAGGCATCTTCTAATCTTGAAATAAGATCAAAAGTCTTTTTTTCAGTCATCTTGTTATTGTAAAAAAACTCTTTCAGATCCTCATGTAGCTTAGAAATAGCTTCTTCAGTGTTCTTTACCCTTGCGACAAGTTGCCATGGCACCTCGATGGTCTCAGGAAGTTCTAGCGGCTCCTCTAATATATCTGGTACTTCTGTATGCTGATGCTCTAATTCTATTTCTTTATAAAATAGTGACTTTATTTTTTTAAACATGTTACATCGCCTCTTATCTTAAATAGTCAATAAAAAAACGCCCTTCCATAAATAATGGAAGGACGCGATAAATAAATCAATATTTATCTTTATATTTTATTATGATT